CACCCATTTGGATAATTTTACCGAGTAAATATATCCGCCGTCGATGTACGCTCGGATTTCTGCATTTCGTTTTTCTCTGATTTCTGTCGGTCTGTTTGGTTTCTCAAACGACCTCGAGCGACTTTTGAGTTGATTTATTATGCCTGATGCGATTTCTCGATATTCTGAACTCGTCGCGGGTTGGTCAATCACTGGAGCGTTCCATTCTTCGCGGATGTTTGTATAGAGTAAGTTTGTAAATTCCGAGAGTCCGGGGAAGCCTTTGTGAATCGGGTGGCTTTTAATTATCATGCTGCAGATTTCGATAAAACGATTGTCCGGTAGGTATTTCAGTCCGTAAAAATATTCGGTGGGCGCGGTGCATTTCTGGCCGTAATAGAGTTCCATGCGTTCGATCTGCTCTTTAAAAATAAAATCATTCATGCTGGATTCGGTCCGGTCTGGAGTATTTTTTACGTTTAGCCCCGTATGGCATCCATTGGTATAGTGGGCAGTTGAATACCTCACAATCACATCGGCAATCTGTATAATATCCACAACAGTCACAGCAGTTAGCGATTATCGCCTCCGCCCGCGATAATTTTACACCGCAATGATGAGCAATAAGAAAATTACGACCCTGTGAAGATGGTGCTGTTCGTAATTGGCTTAGCCTTTGTGCTTTATTCGCATCTGGGATACTGTTTTGATAGCCAGGATCAGCGAAGAATATCCCAACCATGTCTTTTATTACTTTTCTCATACCCTTAATTCTAGCCTCCGCAAACGCATATTTTAATAGGTTGTAAAATTTATTATTTATTTAATACGATTTATGAGTAATATACCAAAAAAAAGCATGTTTGTCAACGATTATTTATGTTTGATACGTTTTTTTATTTTTTTTCAAGAAAGTCCCAGCGGTTTTCTTTGTCTGTTTCTATTTTCAGTTCCCAGTAGCGTTCGCTGATCCAGGAGGAGAACCTTCTCCATTCCGGGACGAATTTTTTTTGTTGATTAGCTTCGGTTCGCCACTTGATTTGATTTTCGATTGCGGGACACAGGAGTTGCAGCACGTCATTCCAGTCGGCATGTTTTTTAAAATTAGCGAACTCGGTCTCATAGCTGCGTTTACTCCCTGGGTAGAGATTCAGGGCGGAAGAAAAGGAAAAATTTTCGCTCTCTAGAGCTCTTTTCTTTACATTCTTAACATTCTTAGCATTCTTTACATTCTTGATTGTGGTTAGTTGCTGGTTAGTTGCTGGTTGGTTGCTGGTTAGTTGCTGGTTAGCTTGCTGGTTAATTTGCTGGTTGGCTTCTGTTGTTTCTAAATTGTATCTATCGTAATTACAAATAGTTATGATAGAAAATTTGTTGGTTGATTTGATGGTTATTTCGTTGGTTGATTTTAGCCATTTTAGGTATGTGCGAATTGTCTGTTCTGATATGCATGTTTGTTTTGTCAATAAAAATCTTCCCGTAACCAATTGTCCCCGTTTAAGATGTATACCACGAAAAACGGTTGACTTATGAGAGGCGGAAATTAACAAATGGAGAAACAGATGCACCATTTTTGAGTTTGAGTACCATTCCCAGTCGAGGATTTTTCTGTGGAGTTTAATATATCCTTGATACATATGAAACCTGCCCTTTACAAGAGATAATAAAAAACAAGGCGTCTTTTTTTTGTAAAATAACTACGTTGACAGTTTGTTATGAAATGACCACAAATGGCAATAAAAACAAAATGAAAATTTGGTATTTTTTGGGTCATTTTACTATATCCTTATATATATGACTAATTTACTTGACAAAGAATAAAGTGGTTTTTTGAGCCAATAAATTTATTAAAAAAAATGACCACGGATATTGTACATAATAACGTACAAGATGCCGAATGGACGCAAAAAAAGGCCTTCGTCCCGAAAACAGGTACGCAGATAACCATTTTCGGGATACAGTTTTGGCTGTATTTTTACGAAGGCTGTATTTTTACGTGGGTTCTGCATACCGTTAGAATTAAAATACACAAAAAAGAGGACGAAAGCAAGTTTTTATGAATAAAAGTTCAATTTAACCTTAAAAATTATATTGACAACTTGTGGACAACTAACTAAAAATGGACTATATTAACCCACAATAAGAGAGGAGGAGCCATGGCAAAAAAGAAAAAGCCCAAAGGCGGGTGTAAGTAAATTTACAGGCGTGGATAATTATTTTGTCCATGCTTTTTTTTTTATACGAGGACATATGAAGACAGTAGACAAAGCGGTTTTTGACATGATTTTAGAAAAGTTACAGGTCAGCAATCACGGGATTGTACGGATCTGCGAAGAGGAGCAGATATCGTACAGTTCATTCCTGACGTACCTTAAAAAAAACATTGACGGGGCTAAAACGGACTACATGCTTGCGAAGGATGCGCAGGCCGAATACCAGTGGGACAAAATACACGAATTAGAAGAAGAGATGAAAAAGGAAATACAATTTGAGCGGAATCCGGCAAGGTGTAACGCGATTGTACAGTTTTACCGGACAAAGATGAACAATCTGAGAATAAACAGGACGATGAGAGCGGGAGAACGGATAAACGTAACGGGGAGTATGGAGCGGAATGCGATAGCGGGCATAGCGATAACGTTTACGAGCGGGTCCCCGGAGTCGGTTAAACAGGATCGTCCACCTGAAGAAGTGGAAGAGAATAATGGCGAACATTAAAATCGATTTACCTGAACAATTCAGATTTTTATTTGCCCCGATGCGGTATAAGTGCGTTTACGGGGGGCGTTCGGGGACGAAGAGTTGGAGTTACGCCGCTGCGTTGGTTTTATTGGCGTCGCTATATAATTCCGAGTTAAATAAAACTGCGGTAAAAGAGGCGGTGGAGGCATTTGAGGCCGAGTTTGGGATAGACGGGAAATTGATACGGAAAGCGTTGACGCAACCATTAAGGATTTTGAACTGCAGGGAGATTCAGAAGTCCATAGCGGAATCTGCGCACAGGTTGATAGCGGACACGATAGCGCGTCTGGGACTGTCCAAAATGTTTACAATATGCGACAACTCCATACTATGCAGCAACGGAAGCGAGTTCATATTCGTGGGATTGTTCAGGAACACGAATAAAATAAAGTCGATGGAGGGAATTGACATAGCGGTCGTATGGGAGGCGCAACCGGCGAGCGAAAAATCCCTGGACGATTTGATACCGACGATAAGAACGAAAGACAGCGAAGTATGGATAGAGTTCAACCCGGAGTATGAAGACGACGAGGTTTACAAAAGATATGTTGCGGACAAACCCGAAAATTGCATAAGTAAAGAGATAAATTATACGGACGTATTACAGTACGTGCCGGTGGAAATGTTGAATGAGGCGGAGCAATGCAGGAAATGCGATCCGGTCAAATACAGGCATTTATGGGGCGGGAAACCCATAGGGGTAGGGGGGAAAATATGGTGTTATTTCGAGTACGACAAACACGTATTACATAATACGCACAGGTTGGCGTCTACGTTAACGATGGAGCACATAGCAAAGCACGGCAATTGTTTTATGGCGATGGATCCGCACAGTAAATACTATCCGTTCATTTTGTGGGGCGCGATAGTTCCGAAGCGGCCGGGATCGGAGCATTACTACAGGGTCATTTACGATGAATATCCGCGGTTTGAGGACATAGGGGGATATTACAGCGAGTTGAGGAAAAAGTTGTATTTCGACGGTTCGTTGAGCGACCTGGCGAAAACGATATACCAGAGGGACGGGACGGGACAATATGGGAACGAGATATGCAAACGGTATATAGATTCCCGATATGCAAAGGGGGCGGGCGGATCGAATTGGGCGACCTCGACCGACGGAATACTGGATCAATTCGCAAAGACGCAGAATGGGGGATTGTTGTTTGATTGTCCGGCGGAGAAAATGATAGACGCGCAAAGGAACCAGATAACGGAACAAATGAAATACAACAAAATGCTTGATATCGGAGAATTCAACGAGCCGGAGGAGTACGTGTTTCCGAGGTGCAGGAATTTGATACAGAGTTACCAGAATCACCGGTGCGAGGAAGGCAGCGAGAAAGAGGACGAAAAATACAAGGACCCGTCGGATGCGAGAAGGATTTTAAACGCCGGTATAGCCAACTGGAAATACAAGGGGAGACTGGAAAACAGGAAAACGCCGGGTTTGCGGAATGAGTATGCCGGTTGTACGATGCATGCTCAGGGATGGATGGGATAAAATGAGAAAAAAAAGGGCATTGGAGTTAAAGAAGGCTGCGTTGAAAGTTGCGGCGGCTGCAGGGAGGCCGCGGGACGCAGATAAATTATACGGGGAATTCAAGAAAATTTATAAAAAGGCGAATGGAAAAAGTGGCGGATAAAACGGACAAAAAAATAATCGACGAGGCCGTAAAGCGGTTTAAAATTTGCGAAGAAGCGATGAGAGAAATACGGGCCGAAGCGGAAGACGACATGAAATTCAAATCCGGCGACCAGTGGCCGGATGGAGTAATGAAAGACCGCGAAGCGGACGGGCGGCCCACGCTTGTGATAAACAAGTTGCCGACGTACATAAATCAGGTCGTTAACGATATAAAAATGAACAAACCGGGAATAGAAGTGAAGGGAGTTGACGAATCAAACGATCCGGATACTGCGGAGGTGATCCAAGGAATAATACGGCACATACAAAACAACAGCAAAGCGGACATTGCGTTTACGACTGCGCTTGAACACGCCGTATCGTGCGGGTTCGGATTTATCAGAATGAGAAACGATTATATAAGCGAAAAATCACGCGACCAAGAAATCATAATCGACAGAATAGGAAACAATTTCAGCGTATGGGCGCCGATTCACGTGTGCAACGAGACGGACTACAGCGACATGCCGTATTGTTTCATCACCGAGGACGTGCCGAGAGAAGATTTTGAAAATCAGTATCCGAAAGCGGAAACTGTGGATTTCGATTTTAAAGGACAGGATCAGGGAAACTGGTTGACGGAAAAAACAATAAGGGTAGCCGAATACTATCGGATAGTCAAAGAGAAGAAAACGGTAGTGCTGTTGAGAGACGGGAGTTCGATGCTGAAAGAAGAGATTCCGTCAAATCTGCCGGCGGAGGTGGAAACGGAAAAATACATAATAAAGGAGTGGGAAAGCGAGATAAAAAAAGTAGAATGGTACAAATTGACGTCGCAGGAAATTTTAGAGAAGACGCCAATACCGGGGAAATACATACCGGTAATACCGGTTCTGGGAGCGGAGATAAATCTGAATGGGAAGAAAAAATACATCTCGCTGATACGGTGGGCGAAAGACGCGCAGAGGATGTTGAATTATTGGAAATCGTGTTTTACGGAGAACGTAGCGTTAGCGCCGAAAGCGCCGTTTATGGGAGCAGAAGGACAATTCGAGGGATATGAAAACCAGTATCAGTTGGCAAACAGGAAAAACTATGCTTTCCTGCAATATCGGCCGGTAAGTCTGAACGGACAGATATTACCTGCGCCTCAGCGTATTTCTCCGCCGCAGATACCGACGGCATACATAGAGGCGATGAGAGAAGCGACGCAGGACATAAAAGAGACCACGGGTATTTATGACGCATCACTCGGAAGCAAAAGCAACGAGACGAGCGGAAGGGCCATCCTGGCAAGACAACATGAAGGAGACGTGTCAAATTATCATTTCTCGGATAATTTGGCGACGGCGATGAGACATTGCGGGCGAATAATGGTAGACTGGATCCCCGAGATATACGACACGGCGCGGACGATACGAATATTGGGAAAGGAAAATGAAGAAAAAATAGTAAAGATAAACCAGGAATACGGCGATCCTAAAACCGGCCGGATGAAATTATACGACATGCGGGCAGGACAATATGACGTTGTCATACAATCCGGACCGTCATTCAACACGCAACGTGAGCGAGCCTCCGAAATTATGGTTGAAATGATGCGCAGCAATCCTGCCATTAGCCAGATAGCCGGCGACCTGGTTGCGAAATACGCTGACGCTCCGGGCGAGATCGTTGACCGACTGCAGAAAGCATTGCCGCCGCAATTGCAACCGCAGACAGAAAAAGGACAGGAACAGGGACACACACCGCAGGAAATGCAACAGGTCGTAGCGGATTTACAAAACGTGATGCAGCAACTGCAGGTTGCCGAACAGGAAAAACAACAGATGGCGATGGACGTACAGAAACTAATGGAGGCGCTAAAAGACAAATCAGGCGACAGGAACACGAAACTAACGGAAGCAAAAATAAAAGCGTTTGCTGACGTGCAGAAAGAAGCGATTAAAGCGAGGCCCGATAAAATACAGCAAATCGAGGCTACGCTTGCGTATATCATTGAGCGACTGGGAATAGGAAACTCAATGCAGAACGAACCCGAACCGGCTCGGCCAGCCGGGAACAACCCAATGGAGGTAAAACCATGAGTGATACGGAAAAGCAGGTAAAAGTAATTCCGGAAGAAGAACCGAATCCCAAACTATCCGAACAGACAGGAGCGGCGGAAAAAGAACGACAAGAAGAAAAAGTAAAACCGGACAAACTGCCTGAAAAGACAGGAGAAAAAGAACCGGGCGAAAAAAAGGAAGAGGAACTTGTCGGAGAAAAGAAAACGGACGAACCCAAATCCGAGAAACCGGGAATACCCGACGGAGTGCAGAGACGGATTGACAAAATAACGCGACAGTTGAGAATGGCCGAGCGGGAAATCCATGACATGCGGGAAAAGGCGCTCCCGGAAGAGCAGCGGGGAAAAGGGGAAAGTGAGTATAAAGACAGAGTAAACGAAATCGAATGGGCCTCGAAAATAGACCAGGCGCATGAGGATTACAAAGATTACGACGACATTGTCAACAAAAAGGAAATAAAAGTTCCTGCGTACGTAAACGAGGCGATAATGTCGAGCGATATGGGAGCCGATATCGTTTATTACCTGAGCAAAAATACCCGCGAGGTTGAAAATCTGAAGGGGTTGGATCCGCAGGAATTACATCGGGCTATAGGCAGGCTCGAAGTGAGAATTGATATTATGAAAAAGGTAAATGCCGAGAAAGAAAAACCTGCAGTTAAAAGTACGAACGCGCCGCCTCCGATCAAACCGGTTGCGCAAAGCGGGACGGCGGCGCAAACGGATATAATGGACCCAAAAACGCCCATTGAAGAATTCATAAAAAAGCGCAACAAAGAAAGATGGGCAAAAGGACAAATTTAAAAAAAGGATAAAAAAAATATGTCAAATACATTACTTTCCCCGACAGCCATAACGAGAGAGGCGTTACGGTTGTTGGTAAATAATCTGGTTTTTGCGAGAAGCATTAACCGGCAGTATGACAATCAGTTTGCGAATTCAGGGGCCACGATGTCCGGTAAAATAGGGCCTAGTCTGAGAATAAGGATGCCAAACAGGTATCTGGTCAGCACAGGCGCGGCACTGCAGTTACAGGACACGACAGAACAATATCAGACATTCACGGTGTCCACTAGAAAGCAGGTGGCGTTATACTTCACGGCGGAGGATTTAACGTTAACGATCGATGAGTTTGCCAAAAGGTATCTTGAAACCGCGACGGCGCAATTGGCAAACCAAATAGACTACGATGCGTTACAATGCGCCGTGAGCGTTTATAACAACGTCGGCACATATGCTGCCGGCGTGCCTGCAGGCGGATCGAAGGCATTCCTGAACGCAGGTGCGTTACTGGATTGCTTTGGCGTGCCCCGGGACGGGAAAAGAGTGGCGGTGGTAGGACCGGACACCCAGGCTGCGTTGGTGGAGGCGTTAAAGGGATTGTTCCAGAGCTCGGCGAAAATTTCAGAACAGTACGAAAGCGGGGAAATGGGAACCGGGTTGGGCTTCAAGTTCAAAATGGATCAGAACGTAGGCAATTTCACGGTTGGAACCAGGGTGGCAAGCGCAGATTATACCGTTGATGGAACACAGACGGAAGGCGCGAGTGTTATTCTGATCACAGGAACGACCGGAAAAACGATAAAAGCCGGAGATCGGTTTACCGTGGCTGATACATACAGCGTAAATCCGATGAACAGGCAAAAAAACGGAAAACTTGCCTGGTTTGTTGCGACTGCCGATGCGACAGAGGTGACCGGTACGCATTATTCGGTGCCGATCGCGCCTGCGATGATAGCGTCAACATCCAACCCGTATCAAACGATAGACCTGCTTCCTGCAAATGGGAAAGCCGTCGTTTTTGCGGGAACGGCCGCTGGAAATTATCCGCTGGACATTGCTTTTCACCAGGATGCGTTTTCGTTGGTGACTGCAGATTTGGAAGTACCGAATGGAGTGGATTTTGCAAAACGTGAGGTTGTGGACGGGATATCGTTGAGAATCGTACGGGACTACGATATCAACAACGATAGTTTCCCGTGCAGGATCGACGTTCTGTACGGAGTGAAATGCATACGACCGGAACTGGCATGCATACTGATAGGCAATGTCGCGTAAATAAACAATTCGCCTGATTACGCCTGCGCAGACAGGCGTTACAGACGGGTAAGACGAGGAAACTATAAAAAAAAGAAGGAGAAAATTATGACAGTAGAACAAATTGGGGGAAGGACCCCGGACGGGATGACGCTGGGAGGAGCGATAACGGATAAAATAAGTTCCTACGGCGTGACCCCCGTAGCGCAACGAGCAGGGTCGGCGCAGGCTGCGGTGACTACGACCGCGGCGACGAGTACCACTCCGTATGGATATTCGACAGTGGCGCAGGCGAATGCGATCGTCACGCTTCTGAACGAATTGAGAGCCTCAATGATAGCGCTCGGGAACATAAAAGGGGCGGCATAAAAGAGGTGGATGAAAGGAAAAAGGGAGGGTTTGACCTTCCCTTTTTTACATGCCTGCATGCACGATACGGAAGCGGATGGAGAACAAAATGGAACCATACAACAAAGAATTGTGTGAAGAAAGACACCAATACATAAGAGATTTCACCGTTGAAGTAAAAAATGAAATGTCGGTAATTCACAAAAAACTGAATTGGTTTTATCTCATAGCCATAACGACGTTGGTGGGAGTTATAATAAACCTTTTAAAATCGTACTCATGATGAAAAAAATAATGATCGGAGTAGCCGCTTACAGAGGGATGCAATGTATCCCATGTCTTGATTCCATTGAGATAATGGCACGACTTTTGCTTAAGAACGGATTCGATGTGTGTTTAAAATTGATCGAGGGGGATCCGTACATACAAGCGGTAAGAAACAAATTGATAGAAACGTTCATGAGCGAAGGTCATGACATTTTTTTCTCCATAGACGACGACATAAGTTTTCCGGCGGAAGTTACGCTGGAATTTGTAAATAAAGAGGATGAGTTTGTGGCGGGAATTTATCCGATGAAAACGGAGCCGCTGAATTGGCCGGTGGTATTGTATACGGATCCGAAAGGATACCCTAAAGTGAGAGGCGACGGATACATAGCAGCGGCAAGGGTGCCGGCCGGGTTTTTCTGTTTAAAACGGTCTGCAATAGAAAAAATGTATAAAAATTACGAATTCCGAACGTATTATGAAATGCAGACAGCGAACGGATCGCCGGAAGATGAAAAATGCCCGAAGAAAAAAATATACGATCTGTTTCCGCAGGGACTGGACAAAAAAAACATAATGTCGGATTACATACAACCTCTGAAATCGAGCGGGGTATGGATAGGAGAGGATTTTGCGTTCTGTGATTTGTGGACGAATATCTGCGGGCAGATCTGGGTGAAACCGGACATAACGTTCACGCATTACAGATTTAAAAACGACAAATACGAGGCATACCGGGGCAATTATCACGAATATTTAAAAAAATTACCAAAGGAGTGAAAATGACAGAGATTGACAAAGCAAGACAATATCCGAAGTGCATATACAAGAACGGCGTCATTTCCGACGACAATATAACGGTTATGGGAATCGAAGCCGAAAAAAAAGCGAACGATCGCAATTACTGGGACCATATATACGGGAAAGTCCCGGTTGAAGGCGCAAACGGATCCGAAGTCATAAGTACGGGCAAGAATATTTTTAACGTACAGGACGAAAAGCCTCCGGAGAGAAAAGAAGAAAAAAAAACAGGACGGTTTAAATGAAAACGATAGACATTATAACCAAAGCGTTGAACCTGATAAACGTCAACGCGGCAGGAGAAGCGCCGGGAGCAAACGAGACGAACGAGGCGCTTGACATACTAAATATGATGTTGGATCAGTGGAGCATGGAAAAGCTGATGCTTTATTATAATGTGAACGAAATTTTCACGGACAAAATAATCGCGGGAAAACCGGACTATGACGTCGGGCCGGGAGAATATCTCGACACGAAAAGACCGGTTAAAATAATAAGTTGTTTCATAAGAGAACTCATGGGATCGAATTTTATCGACACGCGGTTGGAATTGATTACTAACGATGATTACCAGCGGATAGGAATGAAATACGCCGAATCCACATATCCAAAATACGCAAATTACACGCCGACGTATCCCAACGGAATATTGAGAATATATCCGGTTCCCATGCGTACATTGTCATTAGGCATGACGCAAACGTTACAACTGGAAAATCCCGAATTGAACGACGAAATTGAGTTGCCCGCAGCCTATCTGATGGCGATACGGTATAACCTGGCGGTCGAGCTCGCCGGAGATTACGGACGTTCGATAAATCAGACGATAATAATTAAAGCGAACGAAACGAAGGCAAACATAAAAAGGATGAACAACGAAGACTTTCTGATGAAGGCGACGCCCGGATTGAACGGGAATAAACGGTATAACATTTATACGGACTCGTGAAATGAAAATTGACATAATACAACCCTGCTACGAAGCGAGATCGCGCTCGATAGAATATCAGTTATGCAGAAATTTCTATTGCGAGACCGTCGCGCCCGGATCGAAAAACGTAAAAGCGTTGATAGGAACTCCCGGACTGAAAATGTTCTTTAACGACGAAAACAATAAATTTCCATGTCGCGGACTATATACCACTTCGACCGGAAGGTGTTTTAAGATAATAAGAAACAAGGTCACGGAAATCAAAACCGACAAAACAGAAATAAGCATAGGAGAGTTAACGACGAATGCGGGACATGTGGACATGTCGGATAACGGATCGCAACTTATAATCGTGGACGGAAAATATGGTTATATAGTCGAACTCGAAACAAACGATTTCACGAAGATAGAACATTTCGGAGCATACGACACTTCGATACCGCCGGTGTGGGTGGACGACGTATCTACTATATGGCCTGGATCTACATGTGTTGTTTTTATAGGGGGATATTTTATTTGTCCGTGGGGCGACAACGGGGAAAAAATGCCATTCCCCGGATCGTTCATGTGGTCGCAGTCGTACGATGGAAAAAAATGGTACGCACTGGATTGGGCGAACGCGGAGGGATCCCCGGACAAACTGATGGCAATAAAACGGGTTGGATTGGATTTATGGTTGATAGGAGAGCAAACTATCGAGGTATGGTATTTATCGGGAAATGCCGACGCGCCGTTCGTGCGAATGCCTAACGCCATACAGGATAACGGCACGATAGCCCCGCAAAGCGTGGCGACGCTCGGGAACAACATATTCTGGCTGGGCAATAATGCTGCAGGGTTCGGATCGGTTTGGGCAGGTGCAGGATACCAGGCGCAAAGGATATCGACGCACGCGATCGAATATATCATAAGTAAATTAAACAGGTTGAATGACGCATACGCCTATTGTTATCAACAGGAAGGACACAGTTTTTACGTTTTGAATTTTGAGAGAGGCGACAGGACGTTCGTGTATGACATAACGACGGGACTATGGCACGAAAGAGGATATTACGACGAAAACACCGGATTGAACGGACGGCACCTGGGGAACGTGTTCACATTTTTCAACCAGAAAAACATCATAGGGAATTTTAAAAATGCGAACATTTACGAATATGACCTGAATACGTTTACGGATAACGGCGTAATAATAAAACGAGAAAAAACGAGCGGGCACGTCTGTGTAGAAAACAAAAGAATATTTTTCAAAGCAATAGAATTCGAATTTGAAAAAGGAGTAGGATTGAATGACGCTCCCTATGTAGAAAATTATCCACACTATGGATCGGATCCACAGGCAATGCTGCAATGGTCGGACAATGGCGGATACGTGTGGTCGAGCGAACACTGGAAACCGTTCGGTAAAATAGGGAGTTACAAACAAAGGTGCGGATTCAACAGGCTCGGATATTCGAGGGACAGAATATTTAAGTTGACAATAACGAGTCCGGTGAAATGTGTCGTCATAGATTGCTATGCGGATATGGTAACGGAAAATGGATAATCAGAAAAAAATAGCGCCTCCGCCGATACAAACGCCGATGTTGTCCGCAATGAGAGGCGCAGGAGGAGGGAGCATAACAAATGCAGTTTGGGCAAAATGGTTCCAACTGCTGCGTGACGGCGTAAACGACACGAACGACAATCCCTATGTGTTGCCGATAGCGAGCGCGATAAAACTAGGAGGGATAAGGGTAGGACAAAACCTGACAATCGATCCGGCCACGGGTATTTTGTCGGCAAATTCAGGGTTAACTCCAGCTCCACATGAACTTGTTGGAAATTTACACACTGCCGTAGGATTGACTGCGGGACATTTTTTAAAGGCTTTGTCGGCCATTAGTTTTGGTTTTGCGGCAATCACAAAAGAAGATATACCGGATTTACCTTATGTGAAATTGCAAACCGGGAACATGATACAGCAATCCGGAGGATATTCAGTATCCGATACGGGGATTGTAGGTAAATTAGGCATTAACTGTACACCCTCCGCCTGGCATGGTTCAGTTACTGGCGTAGAGGAATTGTACGGATCAATCGGAAACGTAAGTTTGACAAACCTGCTGGATTGCTGGAGATTGGTAAAGGGGGCAACTCAGACAGGAGCAGATCCCGATACCGGATGGGTTTTTAACAATTCGCTTGGCGTTGCTCATAAAGTACATTTGAGAGCGGGTAGTTTATATTTTGCTTATGGGGGAACCGGAACAGTCGGTACGGCGGTTACCTGGGTAGACAACTTTACTTTTGATGCTAACATAGCCACATATACAGCCAGAGGTTTAGAGCCGTATGTAAAGTTAATAAATACGGTAAGCGAGGACGTGCCCGGAGGAAGAGAATCCCGTATTTATGGCATGGGATTAAATTCCGAGGGAACGGGGCACACGTTGGGATACCATGAGTTCTCTTACCAGGGCGAGGGCAATCCCGATTTCACATCACAGTGGCGACTGTATGTGAGCAACAGCACGAATGCACAGATACCTATATTGACCGCACTTACGTCAGGGACAACAGGACTGATATTGATTCCCGGTATGGCAGGCGCGGGCGGATTTGTTAAAAACGCAGCGAATGGACTCTTATCGGGGAATAACAACGTTGGAAACGGAGATTTGGGGAATTTGGGAACCGCGGGGAAAATAGCAAAATTCGCGGCGCTCGGACTGGCCGACAGCGTTATAACCGAAGCATCGGGAAATATAGGAATCGGAATGACTCCAAGTAGCATAAAATTAGCGGTTGCCGGAAAATTAGAGGCGGGAAAATTTTTGTCAGGTGTTACGCCGGGAGCAATGCGATTTACGAATGACGTAAATGAACAAACGATGGTTATTTACGGAGAAGGCAATATTGGCAATGCCGTCGCTTATTTTGGTACGACACATTATGGTTTAGCGGCATACACATCAAGTACATCAGCAGATATTTACGCTTTTATGGCAGGACTTGCTAACGACCCAAAAGCCGGAACAGGCACAACGCCTATATTTAAAGTGATGGCGAATCAACGTGTAGGCATAAATATTGCCGGTGCTCCATTAGGCGGATTGCACATTGCAGGAGCAGAACCGCAGCTATATTTAGGATTATCAGGAGTAGTAAACGCCTGTATTGCCAGTGATGACGGGATAACAATGACAATTGACGCTGACAATACCTCAACCGGGACGTTTTTTGCAATTAAAAAAGACGGCCCTAGTTATGCCACGAGCACGATGTTAGCGATAATGTATGAAGATGGTTCATTCAATTTGCGAACCGATGGAGCACCGATAAAATTTGGCGTTGATGACGATGTTGTTTTGACTCATGTGCATAACGTGGGTTTAAATCTAACCGGAAAACTGGGTATAAACTGTACTCCATCTGCCTGGCATAGTTCTGTAAATTCGGTTATGGAAATGTATGGAACAACTGCCGATGGAGCAATCACGCAAAAAACAAAACATTTTAGAATAACAAAAGGGGCGGTTGAAAATGCTGATGGAACCTGGATTTATCAAAATTCTGCCTTTGCTTTTGCTACTAAATACAATCAATATGATGGATCGCATTGGTTTTCTTCCGCGACATTAGGAGCAAATGGTGCAGCATTAACATGGATAGATAGTGCATATATAGCGGGCGGACAGGCACAATTTAATATAAGTAAAATTAGTGGATATTTTTCTATTAACGGCGAAACAACAAGTCATTTATTATATGTTAATTATAATGTTGGTGCAGAATACATCCAAGCCAACGGTAAAGTAGGAATTAATTGTACACCCTCCGCCTGGCATGGTTCTATTGAAGCAGTGGCAGAATTAAAAGGAACAAGTTATGGTAATTTTGCGATAACAAATAGAGGAGCAGAGGGATATATTTCTAAAAATGCCTATAGTTATAATAGCTCATCATGGAAATATCTGACTTCATTTGAAAGCTCGTTGTCTGTTCAAAACAACGGAGTTCATTATTTTTACTCGGCAGTTGCCGGTACCGCCGGCAATGTTATTCCATTTAAGGAAATAGTCAGCATTTCTCTTGCAAATGGTTTGGTCGTAAATGGTTTGAAAGAAATGGTTACCGGCGGATTTTTTGTTCATGGACAAACTACAACCGATTTATTTAAAGTAAACATTATATCGGGAGCAGAATACATCCAAGCCAACGGTAAAGTAGGAATTAATTGTACACCCTCCGCCTGGCATGGTTCAGTTACTGGCGTAGAGGAATTGTACGGATTAATCGGAAACGTAAGTTTGACAAACCTGCTGGATTGTTGGAGATTAGTAAAAGGAGCGACTCAGACAGGAGCAGACCCGGATACCGGATGGGTTTTTAATAACTCTCTTGGTTATGCACACAGGGTTCAAATACAAGCAGGAAGCATTTATTTTTCTATCGGAGGACCCGGTACGGTTGGGAATCCTGTAACATGGACGAATAATTTTATTTTTGATGGCGTTATTGCTACATTGACACAAAAAGGATTTGAACCGTACATCAATTTAATAAATTCCACTCATGAGGATACATACAGAGAATCACGGATATATAGCAAGGGTTTTTTTGCTGATGGAACCGCTTGTACATTGGGATATATGGAGTTTACTCATCAGGGCAGTGGTGAACCGGATTTTGCCAGTATGTGGAAATTGAATTTATCGGATACCGTTGGAACGGACACGAATGTTTTATTGTGCTATGCGTCAAGTGGTTTAGGATATGTAATGATTCCCGGTATGGCGGGCGCGGGCGGGTTTGTCAAGAACGCGGCGAACGGAGTATTATCGGGGAATAATGGAATAACCACTGGCGATATTACAGGACTTTTTGCTAATCCGACTGGAACCGTAGGTTTGACGGTTGTAAATGGTACAGCAACAACGGCAATGAGGAGTGATGCAGCACCGGCATTGAGTCAAGCAATCACGCCAACTTGGACTGGTAATCATTTATGGGGAACCACATACCAGGCGCAATTTAGAGATTCTGCACTTTATATTAGTTCTAAAAATGACGGTTATTTAGATTTTGATGCTGATACAGGATTTCGATTTAATACAGGAAAAGTAGGCATAGGAACCCTATATCCTGGCTGGTCGCCTTCACTAAATGCAAATGATTCCGTTTTGTCTATTGTAACTAAATCTCCTGGATATGAAGCATATTTGGAACTCTGTGGGAATGTGGCGGATACTGGGGGTTCTGGGGGTGTCATAAATTTCATGAATTTAGACAATTCTTCTGCTGCAAATTATAAACATGTTTCTATAGGAGCGATAACGATAGGAGCAACGGCACATCATAGAGGTGCTGATTTAGTTTTCTATACAAAGCCAGACAATGGCACAATAACAGAAAAATTGAGAATCAATAGTGTCGGCAACGTCGGTATCGGAACAACTATTCCAACCGCGCTGCTGCATGTAAATGATAGTGCCGGCAACGTTGGCATTTTAGTAGATGCCAGTGCAGCCCCAAACACAACCGGAAATGCAAAAATTACATTCAAAAACGATGAAGACCACATAGGATATATTATGGTAGGGCGCAGCGGGCTTCCTGCACCGCAGGCGAATGCTACTATGTTGGTTAGTGATTCCGATAATGTTATAATAAAAACCAGCAACACAGTACAATTTATGGTTACCCCCGCAGGCAACGTCGGTATCGGAACATCAATATTTGGAACAAATTCCGTCGGGGAATTGTGTATTGCAAATGGCACAGCCCCAACTGCTCTTGTTGCTAATGCAATACAGATATTTAGTGTGGATAGTAGTGATAACGCGGCAACACTTGGATTGTTTTTAGAACAGGCAATGACGAGTGATGGAAATACTCGATATTTAAAAATAAAAATAAATGGTGAAGAATTAATTTGGCAGCTAACATTAGTAACTTAAAAAGAAAGGAAAAATTATGGATGAGAAAAAAGAATTGACAACAGAACAAAAGTTAAATGTAAATCAGGAACTTTTAAAGGCTTTTGAATATGAGATTTACAGACTGGTAATTCAAAAGAAGGTATGCGAAAGATTCCCCGAGGACGAAAAGGAAAAACAAATCGTTTTAAACATCAAAAAAGAACTTGAAAAGTTGGAAATAAAACTGAATGTCGTCAATGAATTCATTGCCGTACTGGAGAAGAAATCGAAAATTCCGAACGTTGAGAACGACGGACAAAAATTAAACGATTGATCTGTCTGCGTAGACAGGCGAGGAAAAGGCGGAAATATGAACATAGGGATGATAGGCACGATTTTAAACGCCGCGGGCAGCACCGAACAGGCCATTGCAAGCGGGATCGGGTCGGCTTTATCGGCCAAGCAGATGTCCGGGGCGAATAAAAAAGCGCAACAGGAAATGCAGGAAGCCTATAAAAAAGCAATGGGATATTATGAGCCATATGGACAAATGGGAAATCAATATCTGGGACAGATGAATCGGGACGTTCAAGGCGGCCGGTACAGCATGCCGACGGAAAATTTCCAATACAATCAGAACGAACCCGATTATGGGAAGTTCGATTTAAAGAGTTACCAGGCGCCCGAATTTAATTTCAAGGCAGACCCGGGTTATGCTTTCAGAATGAAAAGCGGACAACAGACCCTGGAGGCCGGGGCTGCGTCCCGCGGCATGCAGTTGAGCGGCGCGACGCAAAAAGCATTGGCGCAATACGGGCAGAATCTCGGATCCCAGGAATACGGAAATGCCTATGGCAGATATTCTAACGATCGCGCTTTCGGAGCGAATCAATTCAATCAGGAGCAGAACCTGGGATTTCAAAATTTTATCGGCAACAGAAATTTCGGACGGGAACAATTCACGGGAAACAGGAATTTCGCGTACGATGAATTCCAAAACCAGTACGACAGACGGCAACAGAACATGATGAACCAATACGATATGAACAAGGGAATGGTTAATCTGGGTTATGGGGCAAATCAGCAATTGTCTGGACTGGCAGAGAAAAAAGGTCAGACGCTTGCGGATTTGATGGTACAGTTGGGCAATATAGAGGGCGCGAAATACGCGGGAATTGCGCAAGGATTTATCAAACAGGGGCAATCGATAGCAGAAGCAGGATCATCGCTTTCAAAACAAAAAGGATAATATTATGGTACAACCGGAAACACAGACGATTTTAGGAGTAAGTAATACTTATGCTTCAATGCCAAGTTCGCCTCCGCCATTGAAAGAAGCGATAATAGGACATTTCTATTCAAAGCATACAAATCCTAAAACCGGAGAGGTT